ACTTATGATAGCGTATGTCAACATTGCCTTCTAAAAAGCAAAGCAATAACCGTAGAACAGGTTTTAGATGCAGTTAATACTGAGTGGCATAGAACGCAGAGATAACGTCTTAAAACGCTTGCAAAAGCATTGTAAGGGCATTTTAACAAGAGAATGGGATGGTAAGTCTATTCCAGTCGTAGTAGGTAATTTACAGGGTGCAGATAAGATACAAATAACCTGTAGAGAACAAAACATACCCTATATTCTGATAGACCATGGTTACTTTCACAGGTCATCTGAATTAGAATGGGCTAGATTCTGTGTAAATAACTACCATTGCACAGATTGGCGTGTATCAGATAGAGAAACACCTAAGGTTCACGAGTATCGTAGTGGTGAAAACGTAGTTGTGTTACCACCGGCAGAAAAGATAGCTTATATTTACCAAACTTCTAATTGGTTAGACAGAACAGTAGAAGAAATTAGAAAGCATACAGAGAGAAAGATTGTCATTAAGCGTAAAGGCGAAGGTGACTTTAAACAAACATTAGAAAAAGCTCATGTCATTGTGAGTTTTGGTAGTGTCGCAGATGTAGAAGCACTTATTCGTGGTGTGCCTGTCATAGGTTCACCTTATAGCCCTGCAAACCCTGTATCCAATAACATTAAAGACATAGAAAACTTAACATATTTTGACAGAACAGCATGGTTAAGCTCATTAGCTGCAAGTGAATGGCATAAAGATGAGATGGACAAGTGCTGGGATAGACTAAAAGGACAATTAGATGGCGTTTACTAACTATACTAGCTTTGTAACTACAGTAGAGAGTTACTTAGCACGAACAGACTTGACAACTGTCATACCTGACTTTATTCAGATGGCACAGTTAAGAATGAGTCGTGACTTAAGAACAGAAAAAATGTTAAAGGTAGCAATAGCTACTCCTGCGGATAATTTAGTCTCTTTTCCAGTTGACTTCTTAGAGTTAAGAGAGATGCACTTTCAGGGTAATCCACCTATTATATTAGAGTATCAATCACCTGACTTGTTTTTCCGTAATGGTCAAACATCATTATCAGGTCGTTCACATTACTTTACAATGCTAGGAACAGAGTTTCAATTTGCACCTAGTCAAAATGGAAGTTACACAGTTCAAATTTTATATTATGCTCAACCTACATTTATCTCTACTACAACAGTTAGTAACTTGTATTTAGCATACTACCCAGACGCTTTACTTTACGCAACATTAGCAGAAGCAGAGCCGTATCTTATGAACGACCAAAGAGTAGCTACATGGTCAGCTTTATACGATAGAGCAATTAATAACATCAAAACAAGTGACTTAGGTCAAACATACGCATACACCACATTAAACGTAACACCACGATAAGGAAACTATTATGTCAGAAATGAGCAATTATTTAGAGAACGCTTTAATTAACGCAACTCTACGAGCAACAACTTATACAGCACCAGCAACAGTTTATGTAGCATTATATACATCAGACCCAACAGACGCAGACACAGGTACAGAAGTAACTGGCGGTAGTTACGCTAGAACAGCCGTTACTATGGGTGCACCATCTAACGGAGTTTCGTTAAACTCTGCTGACGTAACATTCCCTACTTGCACAGCAGCATGGGGTGTAGTTGCATTTATTGGTTTAAGAGACGCTTCTACAGCAGGTAATCTTTTATATCATTCACCACTAGACGAAACTAAAACTGTAGGTATAGGTGATGTATTTAAGATAACAACAGGCAATTTATCAGTTACATTAGCTTAGTTCTATCGTAACTAAAAGGAAAACAAATGGCATTAATTGTTAAAGATAGAGTTCAAGAAACATCTACCACTACAGGCACAGGCACGCTTACCCTAGCAGGTGCAGTTACTGGATTCCAATCATTCTCAGTCATAGGTAACGCTAATACGACATACTACGCTATTGTCATGGATAATAGTTTTGAAATAGGTATTGGCACATATACATCTTCAGGTACTACTTTATCTCGTGATACTGTATTAGAGTCCAGCAATAGTGGTTCTCTAGTAAACTTTGGTGCAGGAACTAAAAGTGTATTCTGTACTTACCCTGCTGAAAAAGGTATTTATGCTGATGCTAGTGGTAATGCTATTGCTCTTGGAACACCAGCTTCAGCTACGCTTACTAATGCTACAGGGCTACCTTTAACTACAGGTGTAACGGGTACGCTTCCAGTAGCTAATGGTGGCACAGGTATTACAAGTTTAGGCACAGGCGTTGCAACCTTTTTAGGCACTCCTTCTAGTGCTAATTTAATAAGTGCTGTTACAGATGAAACAGGTAGTGGGTCTTTAGTATTTGCTACTTCACCTACTTTAGTCACTCCAATATTAGGCACTCCAACTTCAGGAACAGCTACTAACTTAACTGGCTTACCTCTTAGCACAGGTGTTACTGGCACACTTCCTATTGCTAATGGTGGTACTGGCACAACATCTACTACATTTACAAACTTAACTACAAACGTAACAGGTACTCTACCAGTAGCTAATGGTGGAACAGGTGTTACATCATCTACAGGTACTACAGCAGTTGTATTATCTACTAGCCCTACTTTAGTCACTCCAGTATTAGGTGTAGCTACAGCAACTTCTGTAAACAAAGTAGCTATTACAGCACCAGCTACAAGTGCAACCCTTACAATTGCTGATGGTAAAACTTTAACTGCAAGTAACTCACTTACTTTAGCAGGCACAGATGCCACTACAATGACATTCCCAACCATTACTTCTAAAATTGGATACTTAAATTTACCTGCTGTTGGAACTAAAACAAGTTCATATACATTAGCTACAGCAGATATTGGTAAATATGTGCAAGTTGGTTCAGGAGGTTCTATTACCATACCAGATGCAACATTTGCTGAAGGTGACGCTATTTCAATATTTAATAATACAACAGGAAATATAACAATTACTTGCACAATTACTACAGCTTATATTGCAGGTACAGATTCAGATAAAGCGTCTGTAACTTTAGCAACAAGAGGTGTAGCTACAATATTATTTATTTCTGGCACAGTTTGTGTCATTACAGGAAACGTTACATAATGACCGGAATAATGAATATGTTTGTTGGTGCGGGGGGAAAAGCACCTTATCCATTAACCTACCTTGTTGTTGCTGGCGGTGGCGGTGGCGGTAGATGTCTAGGCGGCGGTGGTGGTGCTGGTGGTATGCTTACTGGAACTACTGCAAATACAACTTTTGGAGCAGTTTACACAGTTACTGTTGGTGGAGCTGGGTCAGGTGGAACAGCAGAAGCTGGAACAGCAGGTAATGGCGGGGATTCTGTTTTAAGTGGAACAGGTATCACAACCGTAACCTCAACTGGTGGCGGTGGTGGTGGAGGTATCTTTTCTGCTGGTGCAAATGGTGGTTCTGGCGGTGGTGGTGGTGGTGAAGGCACTGCTTATGCTGGTGGTTCAGGCATTTCAGGACAAGGGTTTGCAGGAGCTTCAGGACCTCAAGGTACTCAACGAGGCGGTGGCGGTGGCGGAGCTAGTGCAGCTGCAACAAATCAAAATGGAGCTAATGGGTCATCTTCATCCATAACAGGTTCTAGCGTAACATACGCCGGTGGTGGTGGTTCAGGTTCAAATTCATCTGCTGGTAATAGCCCAGGCACTGGTGGCACAGGTGGAGGTGCATCAGGTTTAGGACAAGCATCAGCAGGAGTGCCTACTGCTGCAACTTCAAATACAGGTGGTGGTGGTGGTGGCTCAGGTGGTAATGGCAGTCAATCTAATGGTGGTAATGGCGGTTCAGGTGTAGTAATATTATCTGTCCCTACAATTAATTATTCAAGCACAACTACAGGAAGTCCAACAGTAACTACAAGCGGTGCAAATACAATTATTACATTTACAGGTTCAGGAAGCTATACAGCTTAACAGGAAAAACATGGCACATTTTGCAAAATTAGAAAATAATTTAGTTACTCAAGTTGTTGTAGTAGCCAACCAAGAAATTCTTGATGAAAACGGACAAGAATCAGAACAAAAAGGCATAGATTTTTGTTATAACCTTTTAGGTGGTTTTTGGATTCAAACATCTTTTAACAATCGTATTCGTAAAAACTACGCAGGTATTGGCTACACTTATGATGAAGGTCGTGATGCTTTTATACCACCAAAACCATTTAATTCATGGTTATTAGATGAAACAACTTGTCAATGGAAAGCTCCTGTAGATTATCCTACAGATAACAAAATGTATTCATGGAATGAAGAAAATTTAACTTGGAAAGAATTAGTTTAAAGGATAAATAATGTTTGGTATAAGTGCATTTTCCCAAGTTCCATTTAGCTCGTTAGCAGGTACTGTAAAACAAGCTATTGCAAGCATTACTTGTAATGCACACATGGAAGTTAATATTGAAAACGTTGTGCAAGGTGTTGTAAATATTGTCACAAGCACTACTGTTGCAGCTTTTGGTAATTTAGTATTAAGTGGAAAATCTAGTATAACAGCATTAGCGACTGTTACTGTAAGTGCTAGAGCTGTATATTCAGCTATTATCTCTATAACTAACACAAGCACAGTTACAGCTAAAGGATTCAAACAAGGCGAAGAATGGACAACTGTATCACCAGGTACAGACACATGGTTACAACAAGGATAAAAAATGGCAAAGACAAAAATTTCAGAGTTTAGTGCAACCGCAGCAGATAATACAGATATAACTAATATCAATATTGCTGAAGGTTGTTCACCAGCTAACTTAAACAACGCTGTTCGTAGCTTAATGGCATTACTAAAAGACCAACAAACAGGTTCTAGTGGTGACCCATTTACAGTAGCAGGGACATTAGTATCTTCAGGCACAGTTGACATTACAGGTGCATTTAGACTAGACGGAACTGCCGGTGCTTCTGGTCAGGTATTGTTATCAGGCGGTGGCACTAACACTCCTACATGGGGAAGTGGTTTTCCTAGTGGTGGTATTATTATATGGTCAGGTTCTTCAGCCTCTATTCCTAGTGGATGGTTATTATGTGATGGTTCAAGTTCTACACCAGACTTACGTAACCGTTTTGTTGTAGGTGCTACATCTACTTATGCTGTAGGTGCAACTGGTGGTAGTGCAGATGCTATAGTTGTATCTCATACTCATACTGCAACATCTACAGTTACAGACTCAGGTCATAGTCATACATTAACAAATTATGGTTCTGCACAAGCTGGTTCAGACAATGGCGGAGCACCAGTTATGACTTCTACAGGATATGGCACAGGAAGAGACCCAAACCCTACAAATACAGCAACAACAGGTATTACAGTTGCTACAACAAATGCTTCTTCTGGTTCTAGTGGCACTAATGCTAACTTGCCACCATACTATGCCCTTTGCTACATTATGAAGGCTTAATATGCCAACACAACGCATAGCTTTTAAAGACTGGTTGCCTGACCAACCCAGCATATTAGAATCTGTATCAGAAGCTAATAATGTTATTCCTCTAGCAGTAGGTTATGGTCCGTTTAAGTCAGCAGTAACATTTTCAGGTGCAGCTTCAGAAGACTTAAATAATTGCTTTGCTGCTAAACTAGACAATGACGTATTTATTTTTGCTGGTGGTGCTACTAAACTATTTAAAGTAGATAATGGTGATTTATCTTTAGTAGACGAGTCTAAGTCAGGTGGTTATACAGGCACAAATAGATGGCAATTCTTACAGTTTGGTAGTCTTGCAATTGCATCTAATGGTTCTGAAAAGATACAAGCATTTGACGTAAACAGTTCTACAGCTTTTGCAGATGCAAGCTCAGAAGCACCTATTGCCAAATACATTACAGTAGTTCGTGACTTTGTAGTTGCAGGTAATATTGGTGCAGGTACATCACCTAGTAAAGTGCAATGGTCAGGTATCAATGATGCAATCACTTGGACTACCACAGCAACATCACAATCAGACTATCAAATTATCCCTGATGGTGGCGATATAACCGGTGTCGTAGGTGGTGAGTTTGGTATTGTATTTTTAGAAAAAGCCATTGTCAGAATGTCATATATTGGCACACCACTTATATTTCAATTTGACACCATCTCTCGTAACGTAGGATGTATAGAAGGTAACTCTATTGCACAATATTCAGGCACAGCTTACTTCTTATCTGATGATGGTTTTTATGCGACCAATGGTCAAACATTAACAGGTATTGGTTCTGAAAAAGTAGATAGATATTTCTTTAACAATGCTAACATTGCAGATATTGACTCTATATCAGCAGCAGTAGACCCTGAACGTAACTTAGTTATTTGGAATTATACTAACGTATCTGGTGGTCGTTCACTACTTATCTATAACTTTGAAACACAAAAATGGTGTGAAGCAGATACAGATGTAGACTATTTATCTACACTAGCTACTCCAGGTGCAACATTAGATGGTCTTGATGCTGCATACAATATTAATGCAGGTTCATTTGTCGTAGGCAAGTCTTATACAATTAGAACAGTAGGCAATACAAACTTTACAGCTATAGGTGCAGTTGCTAATACAGTAGGTGTATTATTTACAGCTACAGGTGCAGGTTCAGGCACAGGTGTTGCGATAGATATGGCAGCATCAGCAGCAGGACTTAAAACAGAAAATACACTTGTAACAACACTAGACGATAGACTATATTAAGGCGGTAAGTTATTATTTGGTGGTGTTCGTGTTACTATAATTATTACATTCACAGGAACTAAC